GAGTTGCTGAGCGTTGGAATATATCCATACCGCCGTTAATAGTTACATTGCCATTGTAGGCTGACTGATAGCGCAAACCTGTTGAAGTGGAACTATCTGCTACGAGAGTGCTTCCGTTAGATCCAACAGCCAATTCAGCTGGTGTTGCTGAAGCTGTTGCCGTAAAGATTGAACCCTTTGCAGTTGCCGTTGATTTCGGCACTGCGGCAGCAGCTAGATCATAAGATGATTTCACCGCTGTTGGCGTAGCTGCCAAGACTGATGAAGTCGTCGATGTTGAATCTGAAAGCTGCACTGCGCCCTTTTGAGATGTCGAAGCATCTTGAATGCCGACTGTTACAGCACCCGCGCTTCCACCACCTGTGATTGGGGATGTTACATTCACCGCAGTGATGTCGCCTTGATCGTTTGCAATCCAAGTGAAATCCATGTCGGTGTTAGTTGCCTTTGAAAGTATTTGACCAGTTGTGCCGCCTTTGAGGTCAGCCATCGTGGTGTCCACGCCCTGACCGAAGACAGCGAAATCAGCTGGAAGATCAGTGACCAGATCGGTACTGGTCGGCATCACCCAGCCGAAGTTTGATGTTGGATTGCTCATGTTTTCTCCTTATGCCACGACTAGGGCATTTTCCCAGTCGAGAGTTGGTGTGATGGTGTTCCATTTTTCAAGGATTGAGACTTCTTCCCATTTCATCGCTTGAAGGCTAAATGCCAACGGTGAAAGCAACGCCGTCACCGAAATTGAGTTGTATCCTGCACGGAACGTCCAGCCTTCGACGAAACCTGCATATGTTCCTGATGCCATGTTCAGTGGTAAATCTGAAATTCGAAGTGGCAATCCCATGAAGATGTTGATCAATGAATCTCTGTCAGAATTATCAAGCTCTGGATTAGTCAATTCGAAAGTAATCTGATTAAACATTGGCTGTGGAAATGCACGCAGCGTTAAATAGAACGCAGCTTGGGCATCTGCGTCAGTGTGATTTTTGAGAGTAGTGGTGACGATTTGAGCCAATCGTCCGAATGTAGATACTGAAGCGGCATCCTCGAATGCTGTTGTTTCATGGGCAGAATTACTCCCGTATTTCAATGAAACTGAGTTTCGAACATCTCCAGCACGGGTCAGAATTGAAATGCCATTGACGAGAGCTTGATTGGCTGAAACGTCTGTGTAGCCATTAAGAGCTAGATACTCGCTGCGATGTGTTGAATCTGCATAGCTGATGCGACCATAAGCATCTTCATAGATGTAGCCAAGTCCGCTAGTTGCTAACCCTGAAACGAGTGAATAGACGTTTGTCATCTCAGCCGTACGAGCTGCAAGATCATAGTTTCCTGGGGTGTCAATCTCTCCAAGCCCTACGTTCTCAGCATGCGCCCAGTCAATCGTCGGATCGTAAGCTGCCCAAGTAACAGCGGCTGGAACCTCTGACCAGTTATTGAGGAGCAAGTCAGTTAATACTTCAAGAATCTGAGTGCCATCGTGGGCTGATGCCAGCGCGCCAGTGGTCAAGGCTTTTGGAAGACGTGAAAGCGCACCTAGTGCGATGATTGAAATCGTTTGATTGATTCCCGTAGATCCAGCAGCTGTGACGTTAACGCCAACGTCCGTGATAGTGCCACCGAAGATTGAAACGAATACTGATGACGTATCTTTCAATTCAATGGTGACTGAATCATTGATGTTGATGTCCACTGGAGTTTGCTCAAGGTTAATGAGTTGCATGTTCACATAGCCAGCATTGGCTTGCTCATAGATATTGACGCGTCCAGAAGTAATTGTCAGATTGGCAAGTGTGAAATTCGTGTAAGTCGTGCCATCAATGGTCACGCGCCAGATTGGATTCCAGATACTCACACTGCCACCAAGTTGCTTGCGCCACCAGTGCCACGCCATGCAGAATCATTGAGAGTTGTAACGATTGTGCGAGCTGTTGATTCTGGATCTATTGCGCCGTTGACTGTCAGATTCACGGTTGTTCCCGATGCAGCCATGATTCCAGCAAGTGTGTTTGTGTTCACTGATGCTGCTGTTGCTCCAGCTACTGCTGCAATTTCTGTGATGCGTGCCCAGTTTTGAGCATCTGTTGTTCCAGCACCAGCAACGCCATTGGTTCCACCAGCAGCAGCTGCAATGTCTGCAATAGTGGCAGCGGCAGCGGTTGTGGCAGTTGTTCCGCTTACTGTTGATCCACTGACTCCGCTAGGAGTTGAAATCGTTGGAAGCTTTGTCGAAACTGAAGGAACGCTTGGCGCTGTAATCGTTGGGGTTGTCAATGTTGGCTTCGATACCAGTGGAATGTTAGGCAATAGAGGAATGGCGTTGTACGCCTTGATTAATGCATTGATGCCATCAATTGCAACACCTATGACCGCGTTGATTGCTCTAACGACTCCGCCGACGACAGTTATGACACCGCTTGCAATTTTGCCCACGATTTCGAATGCACCACCGAGAACAGTTCCGATGATTGGCGCAAGGTACTTTTGAATATAGCCACCCAGTTCAGAGAAAGCTGCGAAGTTATCTTCTACTGCTCCCTTGACTGAATTGAAAGCTTTAACAAGGCCATTCCAGATTGGAACGAATACTGCTGTGATGGTATTTCCAAGATCGGTGATGTAGCCAGATAAGCCACTAGTTTTACTTCCGAAAGAGTTTGAGAGTTTCTCAACTATTGGAACCACGTATTCTGTGAAGTATCCAACTAACTTTTCAAGAATTGGAAGCAACGCATAGCCAATAGTCTCTTTTGCTTCATTGATAGTTGTCTTCAGGACATCCATTCGTCCTTGAAACGTTTCCGCATTTTTGGCAGCAGCTCCACCGAATAAATCAGTTAAACGTTGCTGAACCTGCGTGAAATCCATCGTCTTTAATTGAGTTGAAGATAAACCAATTCCAAGTTTTCCAAGCGCAGCTGTGTTTCCATCGTAGGCCTTACCGATTGCGTTTGCGACAGTCTCAAGTGGTTTGCCCGTTTGTGTTGCAACATCCAAGCTAAGTGAGAGTAAATCTTGAGCCTTTGAAATATCACCAGTTGAAATTGCTAAACGTGAAAGAGCTGGACGAAGCTTGTCATCGGCCACACCAGTGGCAAGTGACATTTTAAGAATTTGTGCTTCTGTCGCTGAAATCTGTTCATTCGTTGCGCCAGTTGCACGTTGCAATGCCAGCGCGAGTTTTGATTGTGACTGCTCATCTTCGATTGCAGCTTTAACTCCATCAACGCCGATTTTGATTGCATAAGCTCCAGCAGCGGCAGCAGCTGCGGCGAATGCCAGACCAGCCTTTTTGCCAAAATCCAGCATCTTTGAGCTGGAATCTTCAACATCTGAATTCGCAGCTTTAAGTGATTTATTGAGCTGATCTACATCAGCAAGAATCGAGAGTTTGAGTGTACGTGATCCAGTTGCCATCAATCCCACTCCTTTAGAATTCTACTGAATGCATTTTCCCATTCATTGATTATGTATGGCTGTTCGGCACGCAGTGTCGGATAAACGAACCATCCTTTAGATCCACGACCTTGTTTTCCTGACCAGACTGGGAATTGATGAAATTTATTAGATCCGAATTCATAACCGCCCCAGAGTTGCTGAGTCGTTCCGCCACCTGAAAGTTTTTGCGATGCGAAGCCGTAGGAGATTTCACCAGTCTTTGCAGACTTTGAAACACGTGAACCAGCAGCGATTAGTGGTGCAACCCTGTTGTGAGAGTTGGAAGCAGTCTGACCAATCTTGCCCTGAAGATAAGTCGCTAGTGCATTGGATTCGCGTTTAGCAGCTGCAATGGCTTCTTCGTCCATGCCTTTGAATGCTTTGTATATGCCACGAAGATCCGTTTTGTCATAAGCGATTGGCTCTTCAATCATTTCGCTTCTCCAGAATCTCGATGGCAGTCAATACGTCTTCAGCAGTAATGAATTCGCTCCGACTTAGCCCTGTTGCCAGAGCCAAGTCCATGAGCATTCGGTTTAGGCTTCCGACGCGATAACTTTTGGGCTTTCAGTCTCGCCGACTGTCACTTCCGCGACTGTCTCCATCCATGATTCGAATGGCTTGACTGGCTTGCCCGCTGACTCGCGTTTCATGGCGTGATAAGCCAAGAACATGAGATCACCGATTCCAACCTTGTCCTGCATCTGCGAAATGATGAAACCCGTTTTGGTTTCCCATTTTGCGAATTCAGGTGGCTGAGCCGTGTAAGTCTCTGACGTACCGCCTTGATATTCGATTGTGATTGCTAGTTTCATGCTCCCGATTCCCTTCGATTAGTCCAGTGCTGGAGTTGTTACGCAAGTGAATGAAAGTGATGCAGTCAATGCATCTGGTGCAGTTCCGCCCAAGTCTGGGAAGATTGGCTGAACGCTGAACACATAAGCCACGCCCGCGACTGTGAAAGTCACTGGAAGTGGTGTGTTAGGAGCTGTTGCAGCTGCATTCCAGAGAGCTTCGCAAAGTGATGAAACAGCACCGAAGTCCTGCAACATATTGACAGCGAAGGTTCCCTGAGTATCTGTGGTGTAGTAAGCCTTGCCATCAAGTGTCTGATAAGTGTTGATGGTTGAAGCGACTGAAAGAGTTGCTGAAGTTGCTTGGGCATCGAAATTCTCACCGTCAATTGTGAAAGTGATATCTCTGCCAGTGATGATAGTCGTTGCCATGATGTCTCCTAGTTGTTTTCCTGTGTGTAGTAAGTTGAAACTGAAATGTCAGCCATCAAGAATGACCCAGTTCCCACGTTCATGATCGCTGGACGTTCCACGTTCCCGACCACGTATCCCGCTGGCATTGCACCGAGAATCTGAATGCAGAGCTGCTCCAAGCCGTCTAGCGCCCCTGCGTTGTTGTTATATGCGACGACTGCTGAAATGATGAAATTGAGTTGAACCTTTGTCACTGCGCCATTGATTAGGTTGCTTTCCATATAAGGAGAATCGGCAATGATGACGCACGCTGGGGCAATGATTGTCTCTGGTGGTGATTGATAAACCGAAGCTGTGACGCCTTCTAAGGCTGTTGCTAGGGGAGCGCGGACATCTGATTGAATCGTCATTGCGCCATAGTTTCGACGTCTATGAACGGGCTTAGGAGCCCTATTACTCTGCTCTGGAGTGAGCGACCTAAAACGAATGGTGATGGCTGAAAGTTTTCGCTGACTGTCATATTGCCTGAAGCTGTAACCGATTGAAAGATTTCAACTGAAACGACAAGAATTGCAGATTTAACTGGTGGCACGTTTGCATAGAGTTCGGCAGCTGATGCGCCTTCTAGGGTTGCACTTCCAGCAGGAATAATTGCGTTAAGCACACGATTGGCTTCAGCAGTGATTGCTGTAAATTCATATGGGTTATATGAATGTGCTGTGACTTCATAAGTATCATCAAGTTCGCCGCAACCAACCACCACGACTGACTGACCCACCGCAAAGTAGCATGGACGGATAGTGGTGAAATAAGCCACCCCATTACTAATGCGAGTCGCCGCGATGGCTGATTGGTATTGCGTCAATAAAGGCAGAATTGTGAGTTCAGCCGAATCAATGATCTGTTCAAGATATGGATCAGAATAAAGAGATTCAGAGACGCCAAGCACCGTGCGCAGTTCTTCAACTGTGATGATATTTGCCATCTCTGATCTCCTATTCTGCTCGGCTACGTTCGGGAGCGACCGCAGCCGATGATTGATTAGCTAGCGTTAAACTTGTACGCTCCTGCGCCGATTTTCTTTGCAGTTGCACCGTAGCCGTACATGAGAATTCCGATTGAACCATCTTCGATGAAGTTCGTGCGGAGTTCTAGGCGTGCGGATTCGTACCATGTGTAAGCATCGCGATTGATGACGTACATTGATCCAGAACCTGTTCCTGAAAGAGCTGTATCAACCCAGAGATCAAGTCCATTGACTGATCCACGAAGTGAACGTGGCTGTGCATTACCAGCTGCGTTTTGTGGTTGAAGTGCGTTGTAAATTGGACGCCCATCGACCGAGAAGCTCATGATCCGCCCCCACATTTGTGGTGACACGACGATTGCATCAGCAAACTTGAATGTGTTTGCATAAACTGAAACTGCACCAGCTGCAACCCATGAAAGAAGTTCTGTTGCTGTGATGTCTGTTCCGATTCCTGTTGCAGTGTTAGTTGCACCAGCAATAATTATTCCTGAGTTATATGTATTTGTAGTGCGAGCATATTGCTGGCTCATAGTTGAAATAAGCTCAGAATAATAAAGTGGATCGCTGCGGTCAGCGAGTTCCACTGACATTACAGAAGAGCCTTTGAAGGACTTGACATCCACGTTGATGAACTCAGTTTCAAGGCCTGCTGGAGTGATTGGATCAAGTTCATCAATCTGAGTCACTGTTGGAAGTGCTGTTACCTTAGGAATCTGGAAGACCATTCCTGCACTTGGCAATGTTGAATTTGAAATTGAATCGATTGAAGCGCGAACACTGTCTGAAAGACCGTTCACTACTTCGCGAAGCTGACGAGTAGGAATTAATCCTGGAGAATCTGTTGTTGCTGTCGCAGCTGCGATGAATGAACGTGATTGCTCATCTCCACGCATTGCTGCCACTTTGTGCATCAAGAATGTCTCTGGTGAGACAACTGGATTGCGAGTTGCAATGAAATTGACTGGCTTTGCAACTGATGTTGCCTGAATTGGTGCTGAAGCCTCTACCGTTTCAGCGGCTGGCTCTGTGACGGTGTTTTCCACGACGTCTCCTTCTGTTTGTGGTGGTGTGGCTTCTGCTCCATCGGTTGATGGTTCAGAATCTTCTGATGTGGTTGCAGCTACATTCGTGACGCGAGTTAGATCGCCGAATGCAGGATTGTGAGTTAGTGCGACGCCAACTAAGTCGGCTGAAGTTACGATCATCGTTCCATCCTTTGCGTGAGTGAAATCTTTTGCATTGGCTTCGACAGAGAATCCATCGCGGAGTCCATCGATTGCTTCTTGGATTGCGTCTGAACCTGCTGAAGTTTTTGAAATCTTAAAAGTCGCATTGATTGATTTTCCGTCTGGTGAGAATTCCATTGAAAGTGTTTTCCCAATTGGACGTGCTGAATCGTGTTCCAGATTAAGTTTGACGTTTGCTGGATTCAATGAACCAGATTTGAACATTACTTTTCCAGTTGATGCATTGGCAGCGGTATCGAAGGCAACGATTTGACCTGTTATCGTGCGAGCTTCTGAGTCAGCTGCGGTAATCGTGAATGGTGTAGTTACCTTCATTTGATTAGTTCCTCTGCTTGTCGGATTTCATCAACCGTCATTGCTGGCTGACCAGTTACGGGATCAACGATTGAATTCAGTGTTTTGTATATATTGGCGCGTTCTAGATCAGAGCCGCGCAAGTAGTCAGATAAGTCGTACTTCACTTCTTGCGATGATGGAACGAAATCTGGCATTGATAAACGTTCAGAAATTGAAGTCATTAATGGAATCAAAGAGAAATCCAACAGCGTTTGGCGCTGATTGACTGCGTTTGAATACGTCATTGATGAACCAGTCTCAGCATCAATGTAATACGCTGGAATTCCGCAAGCGCGTGCAATTTCTGTTGCGATGTATGAACGAGCCGATGCGAGCTGTAACTTCTCTGGATCAAAGCCAACGGTTTGCAATTCAACGTCAGCATTTAAGAATGCAGTGCCACGATTGCGTCGCGCTGATCCCCATGACTCCAATAGTTTCGCTATGCGATCTGCTGGAAGAGCAGTGCCGTTGCTTTTCAGTACCATTGATGGAATAGGTTCTCTGGCGTACATTGCAGCGGCACGTTCTAGTTCTGCACCAGTGCGAATGGTTCGACCCGCACGGTTGAGAATTCCTTCATCATTTCCGTTGAAGACAACTAGTGATCCAATACCAGAGTTCGGAACGGGGGAGCCGTCAACCATGTAGTATTCAATTTCTGTTGCAAGTGAATTAGTTTGAATTGTGACGCGAGTTGGCGAAATGCGTTGAACACTGCGCACGCGATATGTATCCATGAACAATTCTGTAATTTGCCAGTACCCGTAGCCATATAGGAGCAAGTCTTCACATGTCCAGACGTATGTCGCACTTCCTGGCACACGGGGGTCTGGTGTGCGAATAACGCGTGGAGTTGCACCTTCAATCTCCATGTCTGTTGAACGATCAATGACATGAAGGCCAATACTTGCGATACTGGAGCAGATGATATTTCTTGATCTAGCTCCCGAAGGTATTGACATGAATTCTTCACGTGTAGCTGTATTAGCTCCACCGAAGAATGGTGTGAGTGAATCTAAAGATGTTACGGGTGCAAGTGAAGCCGCCACATCGACTCCCCGTGTCGGTGCAGCGGTTTCAACGCTACGTGTTGCGAATATGTCGCGAATTCCCATGCATAAATTTTCCCAGCGATGAAGCACTATCCAACGAGTATGTCAATCTCCGTCTCTGGGCGTGTCGCAAAGTGTGAAACGAGAGCTGTGGCAACGGATGCGCAGACCGCAGCTTGTGAAGCTCTACGTCCAATCACCCAACCGCCATCTCCACGTCGAAGCTGAACAGCTGAAAGCATCTGAGTCGTCAATTCCTGTTGCTTACCCGAATGCTTCAATCTC